GTGCAATTGTCAAAGTTGCTTCAGTTGTAGTAACTGCTACATTAGGCACTTCACTGCCTTCGCTGACCGCGGCAGCAGTTTGTCTAGGATAAATTGGAACATTTACCGTTTTACCTTGTCCTGCAGACAAAGTGTAGTTTTTTACCAATCCACGCATAATGGATTGTTCATTGAATACGAACATTGCTTCCTGAATAATTTCAGGTAACAAGGTCGCAAGCGTTGAGGAGGTTGTTTCATTAGCCATAATAAATTTCCTTTATAAGTTAGGCTATACCAGCTGACTTACGATAGTCAGCGTATATTTTTCTATCAGCGGGATTTTTCATATCCAAGTTTTTCATATCAACTTTCTTTGTAGTGGCACCTGTGACATTGCTTTTAGTGTTGGTTGTTGCTGGCTGTGCTGACACAAAGTGCGGATTGCTTTGCAGCCATGACTGCACAAAACTATCCACACTTACTGGTCGCCCACTGTCGTCATAGCGCACAGCACCTTTATCATCTAACACTTCAACTTCACCATCTGGATTAAGTCTAACACTGTTACGAATCAGTGCCTTGACTTGATCTGGATTCACTGCACGATAACGAGCAGCCGCATCTACAATTGGAGTTTCTACTTTGAAACTTTCAATTACTTTATCCCGCTTTTGAATTTCTGCGTCCTTCTTGGCCGCCAATTCCTGAATCACAGTTTCAAACTGGCCACGCTTGAGTTGTTGTTCTTGTTGACTCTTCTGATGCTCACTAACAATTTGTTTGAGAGTATCTGGATCACCAAGTTCTTCATACTTTGAAGTATACTTCTTTTCTAACTGAGTCTTAGTCTTTGCTAGAATAGCGTTTACTTCTGCTTGCGTAAAAGTTTTCTCTGTTGCCTGAATTTCTGTTTGAGAAGTCTCAGTGCCTTCTGTTGCCGATGTTTCTTGTTGGATCATCGTGGTCCTCGCCTCTTTTGGAGTGTGTTAAAATAACATTCTTCTGAATGTTGGTAAGTTATTTACCTAATATGTTTCGTGCCCATGCCAGTCCGGCAGGGCCTCCCCATAGTAGATATGCTTGTGTTCCTGGAGTTGTAGTGCCAGGCTTGTAATATGTTGCCGCACGACTTAGAAAACTGTAAGTTCTTTCTACTATGTCTAGGCTCACTGCTGTTCTTGAACTGAACTGTCTGGCTCTGGCAAGCCCCACTGCTGTGCCACCACGACTGGATGGTGTGGATTCCATACGCATCTTTAGCCCACGACGGGCGGCTGCGGCCATTGCCTCTGTGGGCTTATAAGTTTCAGCCATTTAGGTTCAGCAATGTTTCTTTTGCGCTGGTGATATCAGCTTGGCTTATCTCAGGATGGATGTCTAATATCTCACTGTCCTCATAGCCTTCCATAATCATTTCTTGAATATGACTCAGACGGTCGTCTGCAGAAGTAGCAGGATGCGTCATTTCTAATTGTAGGCCTTGATCTCGTTCAATGTCCAGTGTTTCAGCAATTCTGTTGTCAATGGCTGACTGTAGTTCTGGCATGCTTGTCAAGGCCTTCATCTTGGCCAGTTGATCTAGTTCATTATCGATGTTGTGGAGAGCAAAATTATCAGGATAATCAATAGTGCCATCCCATTCATAACCCATGTATTCATAAATGATACTCCAGATGTTTTCTTCCGCCAATTCTAAGTTGTCAGCAATGCTACTTAAACGGGCATTCAAAAGTTGAAACTCCGTAGAAATTGCTATCCCCGACATGGAGGTAGTTTCTGTTGAACGAACAGCACCCACATTGCCCATGCTATCAATCATCTTGCGACGATTGTTGATTGAGTCATAAATGCTTGAAATCTGTCCACCTTGGAAGTTCAACACATAAGGCTTTAGCGCAGGATCCAAGTTCTCTTCCATTGTGATAACCTGACCAGCGGCACTACCTTGAGCGTTGGTCCCAGCCGTGGCAACCAATGAGGGATGCGTATCTAATCTAATACTATCGTAGACCTCTGCCAGTTCATTGTAAATCATTCTTTGTTGGTCTGCGATGTCATCAATCAGGCTGTTGCCCAGGCCACGCACAGGACTGCGTTCAGCGTAAGCGCAAACAAATGGTAGATAGCCTAGGCCATTCTCTTCTACAGTCATGTCAGTAACACGCTCTTGTTGTGTGTCTAGATTATAAGTTGTAATGGTGTCGTATGTCCATTCTCTAACAACAGTTTCAGTGCCGTTGACTTCTTCCACATACTTGATGTATTCCAATTGATAACCACCATTGGGTTGTCGTGCCCAACGCCAGTCAGTCACAGCCAGGGGCAAGTACAATGACAAGTAAGGTCTAACACCCATGGCCTGTTCATCTGCCACTGTGACAGCACCCATGTTGGGTTTGGCCACTGCAATCCACACATTGCCGAAAACCGCGGCCCATTGTGCCACATCTTTCATAAAGGCATTCATACTGCGACCATCTAGGTCAGCGTCTTCTACAATGGCTTCAATGGCATCACTATCCGCCAACACACCAAAGTCTCGTGTGGGTTCAGTTCTAAACAAGAAGGAGGTATACAGTGAAATTAAACTCCGGCACTGATTATCTAATGGGGTGTTATTCAGACGGGCGGCATATTCTCTATCGCTTTCTAATGCGTAACGCTGTAGGTATGCGCCTTCCCTGTAGGCCTGTCCGCCTGTGAAACTATCCAGCAGGAACTTCCAGCGCAGTTGATTACGACTGTAAGTGGTGTTGCCAGCAGTTGCCTGCAAATAGGCATTTTGGTATGTTTGTAACTCGGCCATGTTTACAGGCTCCTTAAAATGTTAAACTACTTAGCCAACTCTGTGGCCAAAGCGTTGCGGTGCCTGGACAGGCACAGGTTTGTTGATTGGGAATAAGAACTCAATCAAATAGCCGATAGCATCCGCCGCATGGTCAAATCCCGAACTCTTGTCTGGGATCATGGTGCCTGTTTTGTATGACCAATTCTTGAGACAAGCAATAGTTTTCTTGCATGACGGATCTATTGTGAATCTTGTGCTTCCATCTGGTCTCTTAAAAAATAAACTATTACAGGCATTGATACGATCGCGCACCAGAGGATGACTACGATGATACCTTGTGGTAAAGCCTGCCATCTCCAGGATCTTTATGTCTGTGTTGCCATTAGCACTTGTTTTTCTTTGCACTCCTGAAGGATCCGGCATTATGGTAATAGGATTCCTGGGATAACGATTGCGTATCTCATCTACCATTTCATTTGTGTTTGAATTCTCTAATATGATCTCGTCAAACATTTCTAAACCTGTTCGAGTTTGTCTGCCTAGTATGGCACAAAGTGGAGTCACATTCATATCGTATCCCACATGAATTACTTCATGCTCGCTAGGCTTTCTTACTGGTTGAATATTGTGCTCACCAAAGTCACCAAAAATAATTCCTGAGAAATTTTCCCAGTTGGCCAAATACTCTTGACTAAACACTTTTGGGCTTAGGTCTTCTCTGGCCTGTGCAATTTCTTCTGCATCCACAAAGCCACCTTGCTCAGTTGTGTAGGAGAATGAGGCCCAGTTCTTTTTAGTTAGATGGTTATCATATAAATCTCTTGCGGCTTGATTGCCTGCCTTGGGTGTGCCACAGAACATGGCTGAGCCTTTTTTGTCACTCAATGACGGCCTTAAAATTTGGTGCCATATTTCATCAAGGTCAATGTCACAGAACTCGTCTACTAGGATGGCGTCTAAACTTTCGCCACGCAGGTTGTCTCCTTGCTCTGCACTCTTGAGACATATCTGACTGTTGTTCACAAGACGAATTGTGAGTTCACTTTCATTGGTATCCAGGATCCAATTGAGACTGTTGAGTTTCTTTTTTAATTTTGACCAGCACAGACTTTTGATTTGCTGTCTTGAGTTGGCCAACATCCAGACTATGCTGTCAGGCTTTGACGCAAAGCGGCATGCTTCACGCATCATTAAAAAGGTCTTGCCTCCACGACGCCCTGCTAAGATCACACGGAATCTTGTGTCACAGTCTGCTATCAGTTGTTGCTTCTCACTTAACGGCATAACACATCGTTGATATGATCAGCAATCAGTATGGCCTGTTCAGGTGTGATGAAGTAACTGCGATTCTGTGACACACTATCTAGTATTGTGGTAG